ATGACTGACACACCACTAACTGATGCTCACGTTCGCCAATTGGCAGACGGGCTGAAGCACCCACATTGGGTGGCATTCGCTCGCGGTTTGGAACGGGAGAACGCTGACCTGCGGGCCAAGTTGGCTCGCCTAGATGGCCTTACCAACTGGGTCTGCTCCTGCGGTGGCACCGACTGCAAGGGGCAGGAGGAGAACGCCGCGCTGCGGGCCGCCCTCGACGCCGCACGAAAGGAGCAGCCGTGAGCGAACTAGCCCTAGCCGCCCTGTTCCAAGCCATCGTGCAGATTGAGAGTGGCGGCAACCTCAAGGCTCGCAACGGGGACGCCTACGGGCCTGCCCAGATCAAGCCTGTCGTGGTGGAGGACCTGAAGCGTGTTGGCTACGATGTCTCCCTGCGTGAGCGGGGCACGATGGATGGCTCCTTTCGCCTGTTCAAGCTGTACACCCAGCATTGGATACAGCGGCGCAAGCTGAAGGACTCCGCTAGGACCCGGGCGAACATCTGGCGCTACGGCCCGTTCAACGCCAAGACCACGCACAACGACGCCACCTACTATTCCAAGCAGGCGGAATTTTTGATGAGCAGGAAAAAATAGTCTTTACTTCTGACGCTTCCGGCGTCAGCAACGACACGAACACATAACACATATGAGCGAACATTGGTACACACGCGACGGTAAGAGCAGCCACACGCGGCTTACGAAGAAGGGCACCGAAAGGGCCACTACCCTACGTGACGCACGGGTCGAGGGCTTGCTGCCCTCGGTCTCCTCCATCCTCAACGAGGCGCACAGCCCTGAGCTGGAACGCTACAAGCAATCGCGTCTGCTGGACGCCTGCCTGAAGTATGCGCCAGACGCATTCTCTACCACCGAGGAGTGGAAGAAGGCCATCCGCGAGGAGGCTGACCGCGAGATGGTGGAGGCCCAGCAATTCGGCACCGCCTTCCACAAGGCGATGGAGACGGGCGAGCAGATTGACGGGATGGATGTCTTGGTCGCCTCCACCAAGGGCGCTATGGACAAGCTGGCCCTCGATGGGCTGGAGATTATTGAGCAGGAAGTGGTGCTTGTCAGCAAGGAGATGGGCTACGCTGGCACCACGGATGTCCGTTACATCCGCAACGCCCGCAACGGCATCCTCGACTTCAAGACCACGAAGACCACGGCGGGTGAGCCCGTGCTGCTGAAGATGTCGCACAAGGCCCAGATTGCGGCTTACCACCACGCCGCCTTCCCGTGGCTCAACCCGTGGGAGCGCGAGGGCATCAACGTCTACGTCAGCAAGACCGAGCCCGGTCGCGTCGATGTCGTCAAGTACACGGAGGAGGAGCTGGAGATTGCGTGGCAATGGTTCGACGCCTGTGCCCGCTTGTGGCGCATCCGTCGTGGCTACGACCCGCGCAAGGAGGTGGTGTCTTGAGCGCCGACCTTCCGCATTCCGAGGAGGGTGAGCGCATCATCCTCTCCTGCATCCTGCTCGATGGCCCGCCTTCCTTGGCCAAGGCCATTGATGGGCGCATCGACGAGGGCTGCTTCTATCTGCCCCAGCACCGCAAGCTGTGGCGTGCCATCCAATGGCAGCATAAGAACAACCATCCGCTTGAGCTTCACGCCTTGGCTGAAGAGCTGAAGAAGATGGGCAAGCTAGACGAGGTGGGCGGCATCCCCGGCTTGGTGGAGATGACGCAGCTTGTCTGCACCACGGCCCAGCTCAGCCATTGGATTGATGTCGTGCGCCAGCACTACGTGATGCGTGAGCTTCACTCCACCTGCACTCGGATGGCCGAGAAGACGCTGGCCCACAGCGGAGGGGTGGAGCCCTTTGTGCTGGAGGTGAACAACCTCCTGACGAAGCATCACGCTGGCACCAAGCAAGTGACGCTGGCCGACGCCTCGGACGAGGCCATTGCCCTCATCGGGCGCATTCAGGATGGCACGTACACGGACAAGGACACGGGCATCGACTTCCCGTGGCCCGAGTGGAACCGGCGCTTCGGCCTAGCCAAGCCCGGTGAGCTCATCATCCTGTCCGCCCGCCCGGGTATGGGCAAGAGTAGCTGCTGCCGCCAGATTGCCCAGCATTGGTGCAAGCAGGGCAAGGTGCTGCTGTTCAGCCGCGAGATGCCTGTCAAGCAGATGGCCCCGCTGTTCGCCCAAACTACCACGGGCATCAGCTTCCGCGACATCCTCGCTGGTCGCTCGACGATGGACGACATCGAAACCTTCAAGCGTGAGCTTGGCAAGGTGAAGGCGTTGCCCATCGAAATCTACGATCAGGACCGGACGCTCAGCCACATCGTCACCCGGGCCAAGGCCTTCGCTCAGGTGAGCAAGCCCAAGGCCATCTGCGTGGACTACCTACAGCGGTATGACGCCCAGCAGGAGCGCGGGGAAACCCGTGATATGGCCCTTGGTCGCTTCACAATGGCGATGAAGGACCTAGCCATCGAGCTACAGGTGCCTGTGGTTCTGCTGGCCCAGCTAGGCCGCAGCGTGGAACGCGAGAACCGTGAGCCCCGTATGTCTGACCTCCGCGAGAGTGGTAATCTGGAACAGGACGCCGACCGCATCATCTTCCTGAACGCGCCGGACCACCGGCCTGACGGGGTAATGCAGCAGCTCACGGATAATGACTTGCGTTTCATCTACGTGGACGCCATCCAAGCCAAGGGTCGCAGCGACGGCACGGGCCGTTGCGGAATGATGTTCGACCGTCCCATCACCAAGCTAATGTCCCACCAGCCCGCCTGATGAACTCTGAAAACCTTTCCGAAAAGTCCCTTGAACTCATCCTCGGGGACCGCAACAACTCCTACGGCACGCCCGCCGACGACTTCAACGGCATTGCCCTCATCTGGAGTGGCATCCTCAACCAGAAGCTCAAGGACGAGATTACTGGAGAGGATGTCGCCCTGATGATGGTAGGCCTCAAGCTGCGCCGCGAGGCCTACAGGGCCAAGGAAGACAACATCGTGGACGCCCACGGCTACCTTCATTGCCTGCAATGGCTACGCACCGGGCTGCGTCCGGCGCGGGGGTACGAGCAATGAGCTTCGGATTCGACGTATCCGAGACGATGCGGTCCATCCGCACCATCTTGGAGAAGCACACCAAGAATATGGACTGGAACGAGGCGCTGCCCGACGAGAAGCAGAAGGACCGCACCTTCCGGCGCATCACCGATCCTGAGATCATCATCGCCATCGACAAGGCTATCAAGGAGCCCGGTGCCCAGAACCAGCTTGTGGCCGAGAAGTATGGCGTCAGCCGCACCACGGTGTCCAACGTCCGCAGGCGAGGGGCCCAGTATAAGGGGATGCCTGAGACCGAGGCTGGCATTCGCAACTGGCTTAAGGCCAAGGACAAGAAATACCGTGAGAGGAGCAAAGTCTGAACTAACGAGGGCTGGAGGCAAATGGACAGAGGCACGCTATTGGTCGTTCTTGCGAAGCGCCTTGCGGCGTGCCTTTGTTCGCTGGCCCGTAAACTACGACGCTCGAAACGGCTCCCGCAGGCCATACGTGGGCCCGTCCAAGCAACAGAAGTGGGAGTACGAGTGTTCGATATGCAAAGGCTGGTTTCCAATGAAGGCGACACAGTTGGACCACGTAAACCCGTGTGGGCGCTTGACAAGTCTCTCCGACCTCCCGGGTTTTGTGGAGAGGCTTTTCTGCGAAAGAGAGGGGCTCAGGGTGCTATGCAAGCCGTGCCACCAAGAGGTGACCAATGCAGCTAGACATCTTCGGACAGAAGGAGGAGGCGCCCAAGCCATCCCCGAAGGAAATCCCGAAGCTTCCCCCGAAGCTCCACCACCTAAGCGCCCTGCAAAGCGCAGAAGAGTGGATGTTCCAAAAAACCCGCCCTTACGCGGTAAGGAAGCTCGGACCGAATAAGACGTTCATCGAGAATCTATGAAGACCACCGGCCTATTCACCACGCACAAAGTAGCCATCAGGCAAGCCTCCGACAGGCCGATAAAGATCATCCCCTTTGGGGATGTCCACCGTGATAGTGATATGCATTGCGGTACGAAGTGGCGGGAGTTTCTGGCCTACGCCAAGAGCCAGAGGGACGCCTACTTCATCGGGATGGGGGACTACTTCGATGGTATGTCTACCTCGGAGCGGGAAGGGCTGAGCCGCAGCAGCCTGCACAACACCACGATCAAGAACATCGAGAAGCTCTACAGCGAGTGGATTGATCGGATGAGCAAGGAGCTGGCCTTTATGAAGGGGCGCATCATTGGGATGCTGGGCGGCAACCACTTCTTCGCCTTCAACAGCGGGATGAGCAGCGACACCATTCTCTGCCAGAACTTGGACGCCCGCTTCCTAGGCGTCTGCTCCTTCATCCGCCTGAGCATCCAAACGCAGACCAAGAGTAGGGGCAGGTCTGCCTGCTTCGACATCTTTGCCCATCACGGGGCAGGGGGAGGGAGTACTCCGGGCGCTACGTTTAACACCATCGAGAAGATGCAGCAAACTGCGGATGCCGACCTCTATTTGATGGGCCACGACCACAAGAAGGGGTGCATTCCTTCATTTCCTAGGCTTCGTTTGGCCGAGGGGAAGGGGAGCCTCACCATACGGGAAAGAACCCCTTGGCTGGGGCGCACGGGCAGTTTCCTGAAGGCCTACGAGGACGGCACGGTGAGCTACAACGTGGACGCCGCCCGCTCAGCCTGTGCCCTTGGCTGGATTGAGTTCGACGTTGCCGTCAAGCGGATATCTGGAGGCGGCAATGACCATCTGGAGGTGTACGTCCGTGGGACCTGCTGAGGACAAGGGCAGCCCCCTGTTCCGCCTTACAGGGGTGATGGAGACGGTCCTTACTACGGACGGCAACGGTGGCTACGCCAAGTGGTATCCCGGAAAGAACTGCTTCGTGGTCACCAGCCAAGCCCCGCGCACGGACGGCGGGTACTACCTGCGCTGTGAAGTGGTGGGAGGGCCTGAATGTGGCAGGCCCTTCCTCATCGACTGCGAATGGGACTGTCCCGAGGAATGGGACAAGATGTGCGAGTGGGTCGGTTAGAAGCGGTCGGCCCGATCCCTGATCTGGCGCTGCACCTGCGGGGTGATGACGCCAGCCCTGCGGAGTGACCGATTGAGGGCGTCCGCCACCTCGGGGCTGCCGTTACGGATGAAGGTGGACATCGAACGGGCAATGGCATCAGCCCGCTCGCCATCTCCCACCGTGAGCCCGCCAAAGAGCTTGGCGATGCCCGTGAGGCCACGGCGCTCGTTCTGCACGTAGTCCCCGTAGCTCTCCATCAGGCTGCCCAGCATAATCCGATCAGGCCCAGCGATGTTCCGAAGCTCCTGACGGGCATTGGCCCTGCGCTTTGGGTCGCTCATAACGGCCTCCACAATCTCCCCGTGGCTCTGGTGGATGCCTCGGGGCATAGGCACCGTATGGCCCATCGCTGCGGCAATGATGAGGCGATTGGGGACGCCAGCCGCACGGAAGGCGTCGATGATCTTGTCGTCGGTGATGGCCTTGCTGCCCTCGGCCTGCCGCTTCAGGGCTCGGTAGATGTCGCCAAGCTGCTCCTGTCCGGCCTCGTAACGACGATTGCGCTCTTCGTAGATGGCCGCCTCGTTGATGCCAGCAAGCGACTCGTCGCCCTTGCTGTAGGCGCCCTTGAGGATGCGCTTGTAGCCCGTAAGCTCCTGCCCGAGGGGCTGGGCAACGTCACGGATGCGTACTGATGCCGACCCGAGTACGTCCACCGTCTGGGCGCGTACACCAAGAAAGCGCATCGCCTGATCGCTCAGGTTGTACTTGGTGCCCAGCTTGTTGGTTTCACCCATAATGCCCTTCTCCACACGGGTGAGGGTGCCGACGATGAACTGGGGGAGGAAGGCGCGGGTGACCAGACGCTCAAAGAGCTTCACGTTATCCCGGGGCTCCGTGATGGCCACTTGCGTGTCGTAGAAGGTGTTGGTCACCATCTCCGTGGCGCTGGTGAGCAGGGGGCCAATGTCGTCGCCAAAGAACGTGCTCTTGAGGTTGGGCAGGGGGTCGCCTCCGGTGAAAGCCTCCGTGAGCGCACCCATCATATTGGCGTGCGGCATCAGGTAGTTGAGCGGCACGTAGGTGTAGGTGCCGTCATCGTTCTTCTTTATCGACACCGCACGATTGCGGTCCCAAGGCGGCAGGGTCTTCTTCAGGTCCTTCTCGTCCTGCTCGCTGGTGCCAAGTAGGCGGCTACCGTAAGTGGCTATGGCAGCGGTGGCCGCAGCCACACCGCCCAAGGCCATCGCCCGCTCGGCAAACTGCTTGGCTGCTTCCTCTCGGGTGCTCTGGCTCTTGGCCTTGAGCGAAAGCTCTAGCAGGCGCTTGGTGTGGACGATGTTGTTCTTCGTGTTCCGCAGCACCTCAAACTCAAAGGAGCCGAAGGCGTTGGCCGCACCAATGGCAGAGGCCTGCCTCAGCCTGCGCTTGATGAAGTCGTAGGTGGGGAAGGTGTCGTTGGTGAGGCGAGCAGCCACCTTGTCGATCTCCGTCTTGGAGTAGCCGTCTCCACCAAAGAAGGCAACGCCCTCGGGCCCAAGGGCCTCCATCTTCTTGGCGTTGTGCTTCCACAGCGAAAACCTGACAGCCGTGTCAGGAAAGCCGTAGACATCGGAGGCCCTGCCGTAGAACTTCTTCCAACTGTCGCTGGTCAGGGCAGAGTCCATCAGCGTCTTGATCTCCTGCGAGTCAGCCCCGCCACGGAGCACGCCAAGGGAGCGAGCGTACTTGAGCTCCTGAAGCCTATCCAGCCGCTGCTTGGCCGTGAGTTCGCCACCCCGCCAGCCCATATCGTAGGCAGCCTCGCGGAAGCCTCTCCAGATGTTCACCGGGTTCACCGAGCCGCTGGAAGCAGCCAAGGCAATGCTGCCAAAGGCCTGCGGGGCCATCGCCTCGGGGATGTTGCCCACCGTCTTCATCGCCTTGGAGAAGCCAGAGAAGGCGAGGAACTTCTTCACCATTCCGTTGTCCCCGAAAAGATTGGGGTCATTGACGGTGGCATAGGCGTCTGCCCAAGTCTTGGGCACCTTGATGTCAGCTAGGTCTGCGTGGATTGTGGGATTCTCCTGTCCGAAGAGGAGAACGTGCTGCTCATCAAGGCCTTGGGTGTTGCCCCTCTTGCCTACTCCACTTGTAATGAGGAAGTCGGCCAAATCCCGGTCGTACTTGGCCCGCAGGATGAGCCGATCCTGAGCCTGAAGGGTGATGCCAGCAGCCGTGCCCGGGTCGTCCACCATCCCAAGCCACTCACGGGCAGCAGGGGACAGGTCCTTCTTCTTCTTGAGCGGGGAGGAAAGCCCGCCAATGAGCGTCTTGTCGATGTCGCCACCAGAAGCCAGCAGGCCAACATCGCCCACCATCCGCTTCATATAGTTGTCCGCGTAGGCCTCAGCCTGATCCCGCGTGATGGGGCTCTTCTTCTTGGCCGCCTCCTTCTCAAACCCGTCAGCCAGCTCGCTCAAGAACTTGTCCCGGGCAGCGGGCGTATCCCAGTCCACCCCGCGCTTGGCATTGCCGTCAAAGGCCCGATAGGCGAAGCGACGATAGGTGTCCTTGTTGCTCAGGAACACATCCTTCATCTTCGGGTAGGCAGCAATCAACAGCGGCAGGTTGTCCTCACGCTGCTTCTGAAAACGAAGGGCATACTCCTTGAGGTCACCCGGCAAAACAGAAGGGGAGGCGACGCCATCCAGCACAGACAGCCAATCTGCCGAGGTTTGGGCTGGATCTGGCGCGGTCCTTACCAGCTTGTTGATGTCGTTGGCCAGCTCGGTGGAGTATTGCTGGCTAGCCCTGAAGCCGTTCTTCAGGCCAGCGCTGCCCCTCACAACATCATCACCGACCACAAACTCGGGCCCAAGAGCGTTCACCGCACCACGGGCTGCGGCCTCCTTGTTGCGAGCAATCAGGGAAGGGATGTGAGTACCACCATATGTGAGCAGGCCGTACATCACAGCCGTGCCAAGAGCGTTCTCGTTGCCCTTCTCCCGCTCCTCATTGTACACGTACAGGCCTACCCCGGCGCCAGTACCAGCCTGAGCGGCCTGAGCCGCTACAGGATTGCTGATAAGGTTGCCGTTCACCTTGTAGCGGCGCTCCACGGCCCCCAGCGTACCGCCTAGGACGGCGCCAGCAGCGGCAGGCAGGGCCACCTCTTCCCAAGTGGGGAGGCGGTTCTCGTCAATCGCCACCTCCACGGCCTTGGCGCCTGCCCCCGTGGCTACACCTTGCCCTGCCCGGATGAGAATGGGCTTGAGGTAGCCAGAGGCCCCTTGGATGGCCTTTGCGCCCAAGGAGGCAGGGAGGGCGGACACGGCAGCGCTGGCCACCACTTGGCCCGTGCTTACGTCCTTGCGGGCGCCCTCGCCCACCTCCATAAGCTGCCGAATGTAGTTGGCTGCACCGCCCATCAGGGCAGCGCCACCCATAGCCCCAGCCGCCGTACCCGCGCCCGGGGCAAGCACCGTTCCCACCGCAGCGCCAGCAAGCCCGCCCACGATGGGCAGACCCACTTCCAAGGCCGTACCAATGGCCGTGGTGCTGATAGACGGCTGGGCCTTGTTTACGACCTCCGTATTGGTCTCCCGAGCTACCTGCTTGGCCTGATTGTTCCCGATCCAGCTCTCCACCTCAGCCGTCGAAGGCTGGGTGTCGGCCTCAACCTCCATCAAACCATACTTGGTGCTTACCGTGAACTTGGGCATAGCTCTATCATAGCCTATCGCCCAAGAGGAAAGCCATCAACGGCGGCTGCGGCGGGAACGCATCATCTGCTCAAGCTGGCGAAGCTGTTCCTGATCCCGCATCATCTTGTCCGTGAGGGACCGGCTCTCCTTGCGGCTCTTCTCAAGCTCGGCCTTGGAGTACTGCGGGCGCCACGCTATGGGCCGTTCCGATACCTGATTGATGGCATCGCCACGACGCAACTTGGGCATCCCGTACAGGCCGTCCTCGTTACCTACCTTGGCATTGCTCGGGCGCAGGGACGAGACGGGCGCACGACCCTGACTGGGTGCGTTGTTGCGCTCATACTCCTCCAGCAGCTCGTTTGCGATGCGCTTGGCCTTGGGGTCAAGCTGCATCGTGGTTAGGGCCGTAGCAGCAACGGCTGGGCCAAATCCAGCCGCCTCGGGGTCGGCCAAGATTTGAGTGATGGACATCACCTTTCCGCTGGGCAGGCGGCTGATGCTTTCCTTGCTGGGGGTGTAGTCGTCGATCCCAGCAAGTGCCTTGACCAAACGGATGCCGTCGCGCCCCACTTGCTCCAGCCCAGGCACCACCATCTTTTCAAAGTTCTCAGCAGGAATGCTCACCATCTGCTTGGCTGCCCGCAGGGTGACTTCGGCGCCCTTCTTGAGCTCAGGAACAACCTGATTGACGAAGTTGCGCGACACCTTCTTTGCGCTTTCGCCAACGACCTTTGCACCAACCTCAAAGGCCCGATCGATCTCCTGCCCAACGTCTCCGACTGGACGGAAGCTGGGTTCGGTGCGCTCCATCCCAAAGGGAATGGCGGAAGGCTCAGGGCGGGGCCGGGGAGGAATGGCCAGCAGTCGGGCCGAATCAGGGCCCATAAAGCCAGTCGTAGCGCCCGCCATCGCTAGATCAGCGCCACGAGAGGGAAGGACAACATTGGGCGCAGGAGGCGGAACGGGCGTTCCAATGCTGGCGTCCTGAGCCGAGGTCTGAGTGGAAGCTAGAGTGGAGGTCTGAGTCGGGGCAGCAAACGGCTGCGAGCCGCCCATAAAGCCCGTAGAAGAGGCCGCTAGGCCCAGATTGGCGAACGGAGAAGCAGGAGTGGTGGCTGCGGCATTGCCGGGAGCAGCGGCAGCCGTAGGCTTGGCTCCAGCCGGGGCATTGGACACGTTCTTGATGTTGCTCCCCTTGCCCGTAGGGACAGGCTCATTAACCTCAACCACAGAAGGGCTGACGTTCCACAGGTTGTCCAAATACTGGCGATCAAAGCCCGTCCCAGCCGGGTCCTTGTTGTAGATGTTGTACTCCTCAGCCAACTCATTGCGCTGCTTGATCGCTTCCGGGGTGCCCCTAATGCTGGGGTCGAGCAGGGGCAGATACTTGCCCATAATCTCCCGAGTCTTGGAGAAGCGAGCCTCCATCGTCTTGACCGAAGCAGGGGCTTCCTTGGCCTGCACCACATCCGTCTTTACGGAGCCAGAGACGGGATCGAAGAACTGATAGATGGTCGAGCCGTCCTCAGCCTTCTGAGAGGCATAGCCCTTTTCGCCAAATCGGTCAGCCGTTGCCTTGTAGGCCTCAACGCGGCGCTTGGCCTCTGCCGCTTGCTGCTTAACCAGAGCAACCCGCGCAGCAGACTCCTGAACGTCCTGACTGAACTTCTCCTGATCCGCAGCCAGCCCGTACATACTGCGAAGGGTCTCGACCGGAAGCCCATTGGAGATGCCAAGCGTGAGCATATCCTTGGCGGTCGGGGCGCGGCCAAGGGCTCCGACCTCGGTGAAGAAATTGGCGGTCTTTTCGCGCTCAGCCTTGAGGCGATTGGCCTCTTCCAACTGGAGCCTTGCCTGCTGGGCAGCGGCATCAGAATAAATCTTCTTCTGAGCCAAGTCCTGCCTTTCCTTGGCCAAATCGTAGGCCGTGCTCAGCTCCGCGAACAGCTTGGTGTTGTTCGTGAGGTCGAGCCCACCCTTCTGGTCGCGCTGGGCGATGAGCTTCTGGATCGTCGGGCTGCGATTGATGACGCCATTGGTGGCCGGATCGCTGGCTATGGCGTTGAATAGCTGGGCATTCTTGCCCTCCAGAACAGCGTTCTTCTGCTTGGTGTCAGCATAGGTCTCAATGCCCTTTGCTATGGTGGACCCAAGCTGCGAGTACATCTGACCCTGAATCTCCCCAGCCCGTGCAATGCCCTGTGCGCGGGCCTGTCCACCCTGAAGGATGGCTGAAAAGTCCTGCCGCCCCAAGGCGGGGTTGATCTGGGAGCCGAAGGTGAACATAGGGGTATTCTACCGCTTCAAATAGCTGTTATTCGGAGGCTGAGCCCAAATCAGCCTATCGGACAAATTTGACACCGTGGCCCCAAACTTTGGGCAATAGACGTTGTTGCCGGTCTTTTTGGACATACAGGCATAGCAGCACGAGATGTAGTCTGGGTTATGCGTCTTGTCCTCACGCTCGCGCCATTTGCCATCTACCTTCTCATACCGCTCTTGGTGAATTGGGAGGCCATTCTCCTCAATGTATCTCCACACATCCTCATCCGTGAAGTGACGGATGGGAAATGCTGCCGATGGAGCCCCTACGTTAGTCGCTATGTCTGAATAAAGCCTTACCTCCCCTAGAATCGGATCGCAGTCGGAGCTCTTGTGTCCGTGAAAAACTAGGTCAAATGGGTAGTTGATGCTTCCGGTTGGCTTCAGGTAGATGTCGGACAAGGCGCAAACCAAGTCTTTGCCGCTGGTGTCTTGGCGCAACCCCGTTGGGAGGTATGTGGTGGATGTGCCAGTCTGGTAATAGTTTACCACCTCCAGCTCTGAGTCTCCCTCTGCTAATGCCGTAGCCGAAGGCGGGTAGTCTATGATGTGTAGCCCCCAATCTCGCATAACGCGATTGGCATAGTCGTACTTGTGGTGCTGGAACGGCTCTCGGTGAAACACCACCTTGAGCTTACGAATCGACATCACCAAATGAAGAACAACGATGCTGTCCTTCCCGAATGAGCACATAATCGCAGGATTACGTGCATTGGCTAGGCTGGAATGGATCAGCTTTCTGGCCCAGTCCACCTTTTGTTCATAGGTCACAGTTAGAGAGACATAAGCGCATAAGCGCCAATTCCGGCTCCAACAACGCTGCCAGCAGCACTCATAGCACCCGCACTTTTGGCAGCCTTAGCCTGAGTCTCAGCTCCAGCCCGAGCCTGATCAGCCCCATAGATGCTGGAGTAGTAGTTGCTCAAGTTGGAGGCGTTGGTCATAGCCATATTGACGCCAGCATTCGGGTCAAACCGATTCGCACTCGGAACATTGCCACCAGTCGTGAAGTAGTTGAGGCCAGTATTAACACCCGGAGGCGGCTGGTTCCAGTTCACCGAATTGAGCGCGGCGTTCGTGACCCCGCCATAAGCGCCCACCTGATTGAGGTTGTACGCACGATCAGCCTCACGGGTGGCGGCAGTCGTATTGCCAAGCAGGCCGAGATTGCGGAGGTAGTCCTGATTGGCCGCGTAGTTGAACGCCCGGTTGGACTCCATCGCCCGATTGGCCGCATCCGCGTTGTACGTGCTCGTCTGCAAGCCCGTGCCAATATTGAACCGGCCAACATCCTGAAGGTTGGTGATGTTGAAGCGACCTGCTTCCATACCAGCCTGCTGATTAGCCAGACCAGCCCGCAGAAACGCCTCTTGATTGGCTTGATTCGCAGTAAGGTTGGTCTGCTGATTAGCCAAGTCCGCCCGCAGAGCAGACTCGACGTTGAACTGACCTGCCTGAAGTTGGTTACCAACATTGGCCTGCTGGCGTTGGATGTCGGTCCGCAGAACGTCCGTAGCCAACGCCTGACCCTGCTGGGATGCCCCTAGAAGCTGCTGATTGATCTGCTGGGCGGCAGCGATGTCCTGCATCGACCGTTCACGCGCAGCCCCCGCACGGGCAAGAGCCTCACCCGTAATGGCCGCATTGTCCATCAAGCGACCGGAACCAGCATAGCCCTCGCGAGCGCCCTGAGTAGCCGCTCGGATTTCCTCGGGACTGAGCTGACCCGGCGTCGTCGCCATCGACAGTCCGCGAGCCTGCAAAGCCTGTGAAAGCGGGCTCTGCTGCTGGGCGTTGAGGGCCTGCTGATACAGGGACTGACCCAAGTCACCCTGACCAACCTGACCAGCCTGCACCTGCCCAGAAGCCACACGCTCCGCAGCAATGCGTTCAGCTTGAACTCGCTCAGGAGTGAGAGTGCCTCCAACTTGAAGTTGCCCAGCAGAAATAGTCTGAGGGGTGAGGTTCTGAGGAGTCGGGGCCCCGCCTAAAAGATTCTTAGAAAGGGCATCGTAGGCCGCGTTCGTAGACACCCCTCCTAGGGCGTCCGAACGATCCATAGCCGACTTTAGATAGGGATTCGCCTTGAGATAGGCATCTAGCGTCGGGTAACCAAGCTGGTTAAGCTGGTCGATGTTGAAATTCCGCTCTAGATTGGTCTCTCCGCGAGAAATACGACCAGCCTCGGTGGTCGTATCCCCGATCAGGGGCATCGTACCAGTCAGACGCTGTTTAAGAGCATCTAGGTCAAGCTGGGTAAACTTGGGGCCATACCCCTGTTCCAGCTTGAAAATCTGATCCATCAGCTCTGGCGTAAAGCTAGAGAAGTAGGAACTCATCGCCGCACCCGGATCAACGGTGTACGGACCCGGAGCCCCGCCCTGCCCCGGAAGCTGAACTACGCCGCCACCACCACCTTGCGAGCGCAGGCCCGCACCGACCGGGAGGCCAAGCTTGTCTTGTTCAGCAAGCGCACGATCAAACCGCTCGGCGCCCATAAAGTTGCGAACGATGTCGTCGTAATTTGGGGTAGCCATAATTAAGCGAATTTAGTCTGGCTGGCGAAGACGGTGAAGGTAGCCGAGCCCGTCTTGAAGATGGTGAGGGTGTAGGCATCAACGCTGTTGGCGTTGCCAGCGGTAGGAGCGGTGCCGCCCGCCCACTTGGGCGTCACGCTGGACCCGTCAATCTGGAAGCCGGACTGGTAATAGGCCGTGGAGCCCTGAGTGACCAACACAGCCAAGCTGAAGCTGTCTCCTGTCGCCATCACGCTGTTCAGGGTATTTCCGCTATTACCTCGGACGTTCAGGGTCCAGTTCCCAGATGCATTTGAGGTGCAATAAAGCACCGCCCCATCCAGAGCATTGAAGTTAACGGTCCCCGTAAGCGAAGTAGCCGCAATAGAAGCCTTTTCCAGCACTTCGTAGATGGAGGTAGTGCCAGACGCCGAAAGGGTCGTAAAAGCCCCGGAAGAGGCCGTAGAAGAGCCAATAGGGCTGTTCTGGATGGAAGTGGCCGTCAGAGCCCCGCCCGAAGTCCAAGAAGGGCCACCCGTGGACAGCTTGGCTGGGGTGATTCCCCCATCCTTCACAATGACTGCACCAGAGGAAAGCTGGGTGGTGGCGTCATCCACGGCTCCAGAAGCAAAGGTGGCATTGTCCACCAGATTGTTGAGCGTGGTAGCCGTGGGGGCATCTCCCGTGGCGAACGTAGTGCCTTTGGACAGGACGGGCATATTAGGAAGCTTGAGAGATGGTTGGGTCGGTGATCATCGCCTGCACCTTTACGGCCCTCAGCTTGGGTCGCCCATTGGTAGGGGCCACCGTCATCTGGATGCCATAGCCGCGCTTGTTGCCAATTCTACCACGCACGGAGGCGTCTTCGCCTACCGCCAGATTGGAGCCAAGGATAGAGGACAAGAACCCCAGAAAAGTGCTGCTATCCGGATTTTCCACTTCCGAATAAATTGTAGCATTCGACGATTCCGACGACGACGACTCAATGTGTAGTTCATACGAATTGAACTTCTTTCGGTCCATCGTTCCATAGGAGTATTGGCGAGTGGTAACACCGCTTCCGATTTTGTAGATGGCGGCAGGCACACCGGCAAAGAGGGACAGACGATCATTGCCGTCCTCCCGCCCGTCCACCTTGTGAATAGAACCGCTGGGGCTGATGGTGTAGAGCGAGGCAAACCCGCTGTTTTCCGCAACCACGAAATTGCTGATGCTCCAGCCCGTCTGGCCGGTCATATCCAGCGACTCCCAGCCTCCGTTCAGGAAGTTGTAGATGAGGATGGCGTTGTTCACCGTGGACGCATCCAGCGGCACCGCAAGGTAGTAGCGGTTGTCGAAGTAGGCAGCTACGGCCTTGTTGGCGTAGTCCTTGTTGATACGTTGGATGGTGGCCGCAATAGGCTCCGACAACGGTACGCCAGCACCTCTGAGATTGTAGAGGTCGCCAAACGCGGCTGCGTAAACTCCGTTGTCGGAGAGGAATAGCACCTGATTCCCAATCTGGAGGATGGACCGGCGGGCCACGCACCCCACCTCAGATGTCACCATCTGCACGGAGGTGTCTGCCACCGACCCGCTGATTCCCCTCACAAGATGGATGGAATTGCGGTTGAAGACCAGAAGGTTGTCCTCAGCAAAGGCCTGAAGCCCAACTACATAGTCGGCCACGCCAGCCGTAATACGATACTGGTTCTGGATGCGGTCGTAGGTGTCGCTATCCAGAATGTCGGAGGCGATGATTTCGTCCCTGACATTCCTGTCGGTGTAAGACCCTGCACCCGGCTCGTACCAGTATGGCACCCACAGACGGCGTTGATGGTAGTAGCCCCATCCCGGCGCGGGCATATGGATGAAGCCCTTCCCAGAACTGATCTTCTTAGAGACCACGATCCGATCCGAGGCAATGTCCGGAACCTGACCAAGGAACTTGAAGCTGTTGGCCGTGGGCACATCGCTCACCGTGTACGGGAAGTCGCCCTCCTGAAGCTCGGAGGATGCGCGGTCGATGACGTAAACCGTATTTCCAACAGACAGCCCGTGCGAATTGGCCGTGATAGTGACTATGCCGTCCGTGATGGAGGCATTCCCGGCTGCGTCGAAGTAGACGGGTTGAGTGTACACGCCGCTATCCACAGCCGTAAAGGCAGGGCTGCCCGTCAGGCTTCCGTTCCATTCCAGCGCCGCTTGTCCCTCGCGGAACATAATCACCTTGTCGAAGCATTGCAGAAGCTCGACATCCGCCGAGATGGATACGCCAGCAGGGTAGGAAATGGTCGTGGACGACCCTCCGCTCGCCGGAGTGGCAATGGCGTTCTGGTTGGTGGCGCGGATGATGTAGTTGGCGTTCTGGCTGGCCGGGTCGGAGAACAGGCAGGAGCCGTATACGCCAGTCGTTTGCGTAGCCGTCAGTTTGGCCGGGCCAGCCACCCCAGAACTCACCGTGTACGTCTCGCTGCCGGTGGCCCCGGGGATGGTGAAGGTGAACTGGGTGGTGCTTACCACCGTAATCACCCGGTTACCCGTGGGGTCTATCGTGCCGCTCACCCCGGCAATGTTCACCAGCGTGTTGGTCACGAAGGCATTCGTAGCCGTATTGACCGTTACGGTGGTGCCGGACCGGCTAGCCGAGGAGATGCTAGCCGTGGCGTACAAATACCACACCGGAGGGCTAACCAGCCGGATAGACTCCGTGTTTGCCGTCAGGGTAGGACCAAAGGTTTCCAGCCCCTTGCGGGTCTGCCAAGCCCCTTCGATGTCCATCCGCCCATTGTAGCTCTCTGCCACCTCGCCAGCCTTGAGCTGGTCAGGGCGCAGGCGGTTGTTCACCTTCGTGAAGCCTACGTCGCCATCGTCAACAATGGCCGAGTCGAGAGCGCCGAATCTGGAATAGCGTGCCATTATTGATAGAGGTAACGAACAACCACAACACCCGCAGCACCCGCGTAGTTTTGGCCGGTATCGGTGTTGCAGGAGCCGCCAGCACCATTGCTGCCTACGCCAGACGAAATCTCGTCGACATCGCCGCCGCCACCATAGCTGGCGTTGAAGATCGTGCTGGCATACGCCGCTCCGCCAACCATCCCGCTAGCAGCTCCCCCTGCACCGCCACCGCCTTGAACGCCACCAGCATTGCCGTAGCCGCCAGAAGAAGACGTAGGCTGAAGAGCGGAGCCGCCAGCGGTCAAACCGCCGCCACCGCAACCGCCGGAATACCCAACTCCAGACTCATTGCCGCGCCCACCGCCAATGGCAGTACGGCCATTGAACACGCTGTCCCCGCCATTAGTGCTCACGGCCCCTCCTGCACCAATAGTGACGGCATAAGAACCCGCAGCAATGGTATCGCCGCTGCGCTCTACAACACCACCGCCACCGCCAGCAGATGGGCTGGCAGACGGTCCCGGTCCGCCACCGCCACCCACCACAATGTAGTCAATCGTCCTACCCGAAGGCACCGAGGCTACCGAAAACGTCCCCGAAGACGTAAATGTGTGGTATTTGTAATTCCCACTAGTGGTGATCGTCCCGCCCGTGGCTGAGATGAACCCAGCCGCCGTCCCCCGACGGAAGGCCCCAAACGCCCGCAAAGAGGCAGCACCAACTGTGGACAGGACAGGCATACACCTATCCTACCACTTACCGCCGCTTCCGCTTGAAATCCGTACCCTTAATCGTGCCCTTATTGGCCGCAGCGTAGAACACCCGCTGGCCTTTCTCCTTGCCGTACTCGGCCTCCATCGAGGCCTTTATCTTCTTTCCCTTCTTGGTGAGGGGCATCTTAGGAGCACTTCTTACGGGAGGTCCCGTGGTTACGCATCTTCATAGAGCCGTATTCCATCATACGCTCCTTCTTGCCCTCTCCCTTCTCGTGCATCATCTTGTCCTTCTTGGTCTTGTAACGCTCGCCTGATTTGCTCATAGGAATTAGTTTGACTGAAATTGAGTTTCCCCTCCACCTCCCCGCTAGGGGAGGAAGCTAGCAGGACCACAGCACCTTGCGGGCCCAGTAGTTGGCAGAGAGCTTCCCGTCCCCGCCCTTGATGCCACCAGACCTAGCGCAATAGGACTTCCTGCGCTCCTTGGAACGATGCTGGGTGTAGTCCTTCATCGAACTGTCACCGAAATGGACGATCCTCTCCTGTCCATTCGCACAGGCCTTCACCACCTTCTTCTTCCCCGCCCTCCAGCTCTTCATCGGCTGGTTGCAGGGCATATCTGCCTTCTTCACTTGGCCTCCCTCCGCCACTTCCAGAGTAGGTATGCAATTCCAAGAAGGGTAGCCACCAAGCCAGCAATCTGGTTTATCTGACCTAGGGTGATTGACGCCACAACAGGGGTCCCGGCAACGATGTAGTCCTTGGCTTGGAGCATCTGGCCTATCCTACCACGACTTTTTCTCCGCTTCTGCCAAAGCGTGAAGGACTTCGGAGGTGAAGTTGGGGGCAAACTGAGCCGCCGCCTTAAACTCGGGGTGCTTCAGGAACCTGTCCACCTGCCCCGTCGTGTAGCACCCGGAGAGGGCAAGAAGGGCTAGGGCACACAGAAGGCCCTTTGCGGGCCTCTGTAATGGCTTTATCGATGGCATTGTGGGTTTGGGCTACCCTGATACGCTCCACCTCGGAAAGTAGCCTAGAAACGAAAGGAATGGCCTTTCCTAGGGCTACGATGAGGGAGGCTAGCTCAATCACGTAAGATAGGGGTCGGGAGCGAGGATCACGGCAGGGTCGAGGCCAAGCTGCTGGCAAATAGCGATGGCCGTGGGATTGTTATTCCAGAACCAAGCGTAGTTGGTCCAGAGGAATTGCTGCTCGGGGGGAAGCCCAGCAATCACGGTCATCAGGTCAGCCACCTTCCCAGCGTCATTTACGCGACTGACAATCGTGTCCTTGCTAACGCGATAGGGGGCGATGTATTCGGTCGGAGACCAGCCGGACGCGGACAAGCTGTTCCATTCCTCGTTTGAGATCGCCTCCCATCCAGCTAAATCAACTGGATCAACGGCGAACGTGTACTGATTGGTGCTGCGATTGATCTGTGGCATAGCTTAGAAGTAGGTGATGATTTGAACGATGCCGTTGCCGCCTGCGCCGCCGTCGCCTCCCTTGTTTGTTCCGCCACCGCCTCCGCCGCCACCACCGCCGCCAAGGCCACCAGCGCCACCAGCGCCACCAGTTCCGCCCGTTCCAGCGCCACCACCACCGCCACCGCCACCGGAGCGCCCGGTGACAAGGTAGCTATCGCCAGCGGTTCCGGCAGAACCCGTGGTGCCATTTGCACCAGCGGCTGCGCCAGAGCCAGAAGCTCGAAAACGCCCAGAAGGACCACCGTTTCCGCCGCCCGTCTGAGCAGTATTGCCGCTAGTAACGCCTCGTCCCGGACCACCGCCACCACCGCCGTGACGAGACCCGCCGCCTTCAAACGGTGTTCCAGTATTGCCAGACACGCTACCTGCGCCACCGCCACCGCCCCATTCCGCCTGCGCTCCATTGGTCGCAGAGTCTCCATTTCCACCCATTCCACCTACAGCGGTAATTCCGCTGCCTTGGTTTGGGAGGCCTCCCGTAACGCTTCCGCCGCCAGAGTTTGCAACTCGGGACGCGCCTGCGCCAGCCGTTCCGCCACCAGCACCGCCAGCGTTTGCATTTGAAACGCGCCCATTGCTTCCAGCGCCGCCGCCGCCTGCAAGTGCAACAATTCCGGTTGTTGGCGGGTTGGTGTTGTTGTCCGCAACCGTACTGTTGCCACCTCCGCTTCCAATCCAGCCATTGTCGTTGGTTTGACCTAAGCCCCCGCTACCACCGGCTCCCACGACGCAATAGAGCGAGGCAGGAAGCGCATCAGCAGCGCAAAGCTGCTCTACGCGAGCGCCACCACCACCACCCCCTCCGGGATTGCGCTCCGAGCCAGCAGCGCCACCAGCAGCACCACCACCACCACCGCCACCACCCATTGCAATGATGAGTACGGCTTTGGCCCCAGAAGGCTTGCTCCACGTATGCACCGTGCCAGTAGTCGTGTAGGTGTCCACCTGAGCGTTGCTGCCTGCTGGACCAACTAAGCCAGCGGGGACGATTGAGGATAAGTTCATTGCAGGTAAGGATCAGGAGCCAGAATAACCGCAGGGTCTAGACCGAGATGCTGGCACATCGCGATGATCGTGGGGTTGGTGTTCCAGAACCACGCGAAGTTGTTCCAGAGATAAGCCTCATCCTCTGGCAGGCCGTTGGTCAGGGTGATGAGGTCGTTCAGCTTCCCAGCAGCGAGCACTCGGCTCACAATGGTGTCTTTAGACACGCGGTAGGGTTGCGGGGGCGGAATGGGCTTCACCACCCACGCGCAGTTCTCCCAGACCGGCGCTTGCTCGGTGGCGGGGTCGTAGGACGGCGGCGGCGTCTCCACCCACCCCTTGCGCTTTAGGTTGGCAATGACCTGTGGGTCGGTCTCCGTGCGAAGCTGGCAGTCGAGAGTTAGGTAAGTGGGCATAGGTCAGGAGCAGGCGATTTTATACGAGAACCCGGCAGCGTGCGTCACTCGTTTCCGCAACGGATCACTCAATGGAGCTTGATTAAAAACAG